TGCTCAAGCAGGCGTAGTGCCGCAAAATTGGACTCTGAAATGAAGTCAGTTCCGAAGTTACACATCGTGAGGATGTGCCGGCCAGACTTAGTCTGGTGGACTTCATCGTTAGGGTCTAAAAGGGGGCCTGCTCGATGACCGCGATTGTTTTCAGCCAGGATGTCCTTGATAGCTAGTACGCCACCGCCTGCATCCATGTATATTGATTGTACGTTAAAGGCATCACACAGATCCTCTATTAGCTCGCACATTTGAGGGAAAGGCATCTTCTGAATTTCTACAGCATGAACGATCTTAGATGGTACGCCTAGTTCTGCAACGCAGATAGCAAAGGAGTCTTCGCTTCTAGCCGGATCTATACCTAAACAATAAGACTTTTCGTACTCTCCCGCAACCCGTGTAGAGAAGCCGGTGGTAGAACATGCCTCTAAAAGTGAAGCTTTGTAGAATGCGTCTGTGTCAGGAATAAATGCTGCCTCATACTCCATACGGAACTCAAGGCTAGACATTTCTCGCTGCGCAGCTTCGATGGATTTCGAATCCAAAAATCCTTCAGGTAGAAGTGTAAATGGAACTCGGTAAACAGCGTACTTATCGTTGCCCCTCTCCATCTCGTCCTTGTAGGCTTGATACAACTTGTACATGTGGTTAAACGTGAAGTAACCAGATGAGGTGATAATGATTTGGTTAGTAACGGTATCTTCGTCGATCTCTTCTTGAGTGATCAATCCCTTGTGTAACATCTCCTTCTGACGGGCAAGCTTGCGAACATTCTCCATGGGCTCAGCTACAGTAGCTGCCATAGGACGAATGACCATATTGAAAATCTCTTCTGGGATGTGGGGGAACTCGTCGCAGAGGATGGTGAAGAAACGCGAACCTCTGATCTTAGTACCATCTCCGAGTGGGATGGCTTGAATCATAGAAGGGTTTTTGGTACCTGTTGCCTTGAACCTAATGTAGCAGTTGTCAGACTGGGTGGTAGGCTTACGTTCACAGGCCATCTGCATGATGGGGGAACGATGGTACAGCTTAGTGCATTCATCAAAGACGAATTTACTCTGACGAAAGGTAGGGGCTAGAAGACCTACACGGTGACCTGGGTACAGCATAGCTTTTAGACAAGCAAAGACCGCGTTTAGGAAAGTCTTGCCAGAACCACGACACATGATCGCAATAACATAGTCCCGAAACCACATAGACCTCAAGACTACCTTTTGAATCGGACTTAATTCTACTCTCAAAAGGTCGAAGGCTGCGATTTCAGGATATTGTCGGTAGAACTCTAAGAGTCCTTCTGATCGATGTATAAATTCTGGATCATCTAGCAGTGTCTGCAAGATTAGTACCCATCCTTTTCCAGGACCTCCTTGAGTTGTTTGTCAACAACTTCTTCTTCGGAGAGCAGGGCAGCAACGCGATCTTCATCCTTCTTCTTCTGCTCCAAGTCGTAACGAACAATAAGATCAACGATGTTGATGTCCTGCGAAGACCTGGCGTCTTTACGATCAACGCGGCGGGTGGATAGATTTTCTTTAGATGTCTGCTTTCTTTTATGAATTCGTTCTAGTGCCTGATTGATGTTCACGATGGCATCTGGGCTGTCTTTAGCAGCTTTGAGTAATCGTGCTTTCATGATATCGGCTTCCGCAATTTCAAAGATGTCATCTATGTCGGCTGCGGTAGGCTCTTCATTCTTGAAATCAGTTAAGAACTGTTGGACTACCCCTACGTACCGCTTTTTTTCTGCGGCTGTTAGAACTCCCCGCTGGGGCATTAATTTGCGTATGAGATCAGGACTTATCTTACGTCCTACTATTAGCGTAGAGACGTCAGCTTCTATGTCCTCATGGTCCTCACCGACCACTTCTGGTACTATCGCTGGATTTTGGTCTTGGTACTGTACCAAATTTCTGCGACTGTTAGCGTTGTTCCACTTCTTGGACTTAGGATCATCTTTAGCTTTTTCGGCTAGATCTTCCTTGTCGATGACAGGGCTGTCTACTGGCGTATCTGGCTTATCTGGCATCCTTTGTCCTTTAGTACCATAAAAAGGGGACAACTGTAGAGTACAGTTCCCCTGTAAAGAAGGCAGTTGGTAGGTTAAAGCTTTGGTACTTTAGTGGTATTTTTGGAGGAGTCTCTTGAAGTCAAGTAGGGCTATCATTGCATCTTCCGCAGCATAGCAAGATGTACTCTCGTATTGGTACGGCTCATCTGGCCTGAGCGCTGCCGTCTCTACGTACCGGCGAATGTCGGTCAGTTCTTTCTCTGTGCGCACGTCGCGCATGGCAAAAAGTAGTTCATCCCTATTGTCTACGAAAAACTCCTCTTGATCCGGGTAGTTAGCTTTCAGATCCTCGAAACGATTGAGACACTTCTCATCCAGTTCGTACAGAGCTTTGCCTCTAGCAATGTTCTCTCTACGTTCTTCTGGGTGAGGTGTCCCCTTCAAAGCACGGCTAATCCTATTCTTGTGCTCTTCGGTCGGGGGTCTGCCCTGGAGACTGGTACGGATCTTATCCTTGGTCTCCTGAGAGTGCTTATATCCGGGTTTTCTTCCGCTAGGCATTGTTCATCTCGTTAGATGTTCTGGACTTCGGTATTCTGTAGTTCAGTCTTGCGCTCCAGCTGATCCTCAGGATAAACCACCTCGTGGTCTGAAGATCCTAGAATCGTGGCGCTAATCTTGACCCTCACGGAGTCAGCGGTAACCGAGGAGACTTTCCCTTCGAAGCCCTTAAACGGTCCATCCTTGAGGATTACATTGTCACCCTTCTTGTACCTACTAGCTTTTAGCTCTGTAATGAGCTTTCCCTGTGCTTCTTCCATGCGCTCGATCTCTTTTGCTGAGACCGGACCACAGTAGGTAGTCACCTGAGGAAAGCGGCTAAGCTTGTGAAATACCTGGGGATGATCGTGGTACCTTAGGAAAAGGTACCCCTCGTAAAGCGGAATGTCCTTGATTCGAGCAGTACCCTTTTTGGTTTGGTACTCCTTCTTGATAAAGGGGTAGAAGAACTTGTCGATTTCCGAACAGTTCTCTTTGATGTACCCAACTACGCTATCTAGTCGATTCCGCCTGATTACCCAGGAGTGCCATTGCTTTGCTTCACTCATCGGATTTCTCCTTCACAGCAATTATAACGGGATTTTCCGAAATAAGCAAGTCCTATTGGCCTTTTTTCTTGGCTTCTTCCGCGAGCCTACGCTTTTCGCGCAGCTCAAGCAGATCAGAAGCAGTACCAAACATTCCTACACGTTCTTCGTCTTTTTCAGGGGAAGCTTCCCCTCTCTTTTCTGCCTCAGGGTTCTTCACCCTGCGGTAAGTCTTACACTCGGGGCAGGTCATTCCATAGGTATGCTCGGAACCTACATGCTGATACCCACATTCTACACACTCCACGACAACGTTCATGTGGGACCTGACTACGCTCTTCTTGGGAAAGGTGAAGGGGAGCCGGTCTAGAATGTGTTTGTTCTTGTCATTGTGATCGTGAATCATCTCCCGATACTTACGGGAACCCATGTCCTGCTCTAAGGGAGACTGTCGCTTAGACACACCAGAAGGCAGCTCTACGTGTCCCTGCTCATTCGGAGCAGACTTGGCAATCTCCTTGGCCATCTTGCTGACTTCTTTCTTGACAGCATCAACATTGACGGTCTTCTTGGGTCTGTTCTTTTTGGGCATTCTAGTCCTTACACAATGTTTACGGTAATGCTCACAACTCCCTCAGGGGAGCGGAGGAAACCTGTCTCATCAAACTGTTTCTGATACGACGTAGAAGAAGTGGAGGATCCAGCGGGACTTCCATCAAGAGTTCCCACAGCTCCTTGTATATCAGTTGTATTCAAAGCATCGTCGGCAACGATACCCTGCAGAGATGATTCCATGTTGAAAGCCCTGACCGTGATAGTCATAGACCCTAAAGCCCGGCTATCTGGAATCCTATAGAAGAATCTGAAATCAAACTGGGTTGTAGAATCCTGATCTCGACGATCAAGGACGCGCCTGTCTACAGCCTGACCATCGATCTCAAGGGTCGCTGCATGCAAATTCATCAGTGCCGTCGTCGGAGCTACAATAGTGATCTCGCCCCCCGGAGAAAACGTAGCACCTGGAGCGGGCGATGAAATTGTTGGGCTTGGAAACAAAGCCTGGAAGTTAGTAGCATCAAGCACTGCGATCTGCCCGGCCTGCAACGCAGCATTAACTGTATCTGCAGTGCTTCGGTCAGGAAGCTCCGGACGTAGACCTCTAATGTTCTGAATGATCTGACCCTTACGCTTGGGCATACCAAAGGGTTGACCCTCAATCGGGGCTTGGCCCCTGTAAGCTCGGAAGACTTGGTTCTTAGAAGCATACGCCTCATCACCCGTGGTATCCGTAAAGTCTATCTCTCTACCCCGGGGATTATCACCAAAAGGAAATTTTGGTCGGCGCTTAATGAAGTCTACATCGGGATCGCCACGGGCAACGTTATCATCAGCCCACGAGTGGCCTAACCCTCGTCCTTCTGTAGTCGTCTTGTCTCTCTTCTCCACCATATTCGAGTTCCTCCATTAATCGGTCCAGCTTCCAGTAGTATTCTTCGAAGCCACCGTCGTTGTTAAGGACGAAATCGAAATCCTCATAATCATTCATTGACGTTTCACTAGAGTGGGAAGCTCCCACAGTAACGCCACTTCCTTCTCGGGTAACCTTAATGACCGTACCACCCGCTTCGTGGATCTTATCTCCCTCGTTCGGGTAGCGTACATCTGAAATCACTACGCAATCGTATCCCTGCTCTTCCAGCTGCGGGATGGTGACATTGAATACGGTATCAACCCAGATAGTTGGGACAATCTCACGCATCTTCTGACCAACACCTTGTAGAAGCTCTCGGGGACTGGCTCCCCATCGGGGATCTATTGTCTCTTTTATTTCCTGAGAACCGTAACACTGTTCCCAACTCAAACCAAAAAGCTGCATAGCTACTTCTTTCAACTTGTCCGCAAACGCGACTCTCTTAACCTTACCAGGGAATCTCTTTTCGAGGTACTCCGCTGCGGTATCTTTGCCCACTTGGGCAGTGCATCCGAAACCTATAATCTTCATGGGTCACCCTTTCCCTACTTCATTCGGAACTTAGTCTTCTTTACCGCCTGCTCTAGGCGGGACAATCCTTCTTTGATCTTTACCACTTCCTTAACTATCTCATCCTTAGCTTTCACTACCCTCTTCACCCCCAGATCTGAGGGGCGAGTCCCTTGAATAACCTCAATACTGATTATCGCGTCGGGGCAGTTATCCCTATCCTTACACAAACACTTACCTTGGAGAGCTTCCTTCTCTGAACAGAAGCAGATTACCTCCCCATTCTCATCGATGTTTACTACGCCCCGAAATTCCATTACACAGTCCACTCCATGTAATTATAATCATTCTCTACAGGAATTTCAACCTCTTCTTGCATACCAGCGATTATAGTA